TTCTCAAGGCCGGCACTCTCCTGCAGCGTATCAACTGCGGCCTGTACAGCCTCATCGCCGTCCGGGACAAATGTGCGGCACTGCGGTGCGGTGATGCTCGGAACCTTGCGAACAGCGTCATACCCGATCATAAAGCCTGCCTGCTGGAGCGATCTCATCTTGATATAGTTAGTGGCGTCCTTTGTAATGACGTCGCACTCGTAGGTCTTGCCGTTAAGCAGGACCTTTTTCTTTTCTACCACTTCGTCGTCCTCCTTCTTCGGTTCGGGTTCAACCGGCGCGGTCAGCCGCGCCTTGAACTTACGCCACAGGCTTTCATCACGCACCCACGGTTCCGGGCAGTCCTTGCCCGTTACGTCATAATGGCGCACAACATGATCCACGTCGATGCCGTACTTATCCATCAGCCAGCGCACCAGCTCAACCGTGCGGTCTACCGTCTGAGCGGTAATGACATACTTGCCGTTTACCTTGTCCGAGCACATCTCCACGCCCAGGCTGTTGCGGTTCATACAGATGTTATGCAGCGGGTGATGCGAGCTTTCCAGAGGACCGCCGCAGTGCCATGCACCGTCTGTATCGCGGACACTCTGGACAACACTGTTCTCGTCCACAAAATAGTGCGCCGAAGCGTTCAGACCGCTGTTGTTATGGAAATACTGCGCATTGTTCATCGCCGTATCGCCGTTGCCTGCCGTATAGTGGACAACAATATACTTGATACTGTTGCCACCACGACCCGAGTAAAAATTACTCGTATGAGCCTGCAGAAACGGAATATCCATCATAGCGCACCTCACTTTTCAAGCGGCACGGTGTACGACTTAGCACGATCCGAGTCCGTCAGGCCGCTGGTAGTCGGGTCATTAAACGCCGACCAGACGTTGCAGGCGATGAGGAACAGGCAGTACGGATTTGCCGCCGTAGCCTTGATGATCTGCCACACGCCCGCCCAGGTGGTCATGTCTGCAGCGGTCAGACCGGCATAGGCCAGAGCCGTCGCAAACGCGCCGAGGGCGATCTGCACCCAGAATACCGGGTTCTTGATTCTGATTTTCCAGTTCATAAGTACCTCTCTTTCTCAGTTCAAACCAAGCTGCCGAGCGACATAGCCGACGAAAATGCCGACGAGTGCCGTCGCGCCGTAGGCCACGATCTTGCGCCACATCGCGCCGTCGCGGTCCTCGAGCGTCTCCAGCCGCCTGCCCTGCTTTTCCTGCTCTTTCACCATGCTCTCGATGCTGGAAGCCAGCTTGCTGACCGAGGCTGTCAGTTGGTTCAGCTCGCGCATATTATCCTCCAACAGCTCGATGCGCTTATCCTGCCGACGATTTTCTTCCTCGAGCCGTCGGCGAAACTCTTCGTGCTCGGCACGAGTGATCGGATTATCCATAAAACCTCTTTTCCCTCGAGGCGCAAAAACGCCCCGGTCTGTCGTTCTTGACAAAGCCGGAGCGTGTGCTATAATATACTTAAAGAGGACGCTGTTACAGCAGTCAGACCCTCATGCAGTCGATCTATTTAAGATGACCGTTTCGGTGCCAGCCGAGCGGTCATCGCGCTTTTATACAGAAAATGTACAGTACAATGACCGCACACATAAAAAGCTGAAATGCTTTCTTCTGCATTCGCGCCACCTCCTTCCTGCCGCAGACTGCGGGAAAGGAAAAGAGGGTCTGACCGCTATATGTAACAGCGTCCGTTTGTATTATAGCATACGCTGACGAACCCTGTCAATGAACCGCCTTTTCAGGCGGTTTTTCTTGTTTTACAGCCCCAGCAGACGCTTTTCGTCTGCACTCAGCAGCTCCGGCACACCAGTCTGGATGGAGCGCCAGTGCTTGTACTGGGCGCGGGCCAGTGCGTTGTGCTTGAGGCCGTGCGCGTTGTCGAACTTGTCGAGCTGCACGCCAATATCTCCGGCGTACTTCTTGATGGTTGCATAGTTCTTGATGTAGATGTTGTTGGGATACATAATGTTGTCCTTTCCGGGCTTCTGCCCTATCAAGTGTAAAAATTCCGGTGATTCCTACTTGTTGTAGTCCTCGCCGGTGATTTCCTTGTACTGCTCGGCGGTGATTTTCTTCTTCACCACCGCATTGCCGACCATTTTCTTGGTCCAGAGACCGGCATCGTAATACTTCTTGATGCGGTCAAACCAGTTAGCCATTTACGCCACCTCCGTATCGGTCATCATGCTGATGTAGTCCAGCTGAGCCGCCAGTGCGGTGTTGCTGGTTTCCAGTTCCTCCACCTTAGACACTAACTGCGAGATCGCCTGCGCAGTCGTGTCATCGGCCGCCGTGGTGCAAGCGACGGTGTATGTCTGCTTGTCCTTGTCGTAGGTGATGGCACGCAGCGCATAGCCGCCGTGCGCCTCGACCAGATCGCCGTCATCGGTGCGGACCTCGACCAGAACGGTGTTCAGATTGGACACCGCATCAAACGTGGTTTCGGACAGCACCAACGTCAGGCTGTCGCCCTGGCACTGATAGTCCAGCGCCTTGATTCCGTTGATTTTCATTTGTCCTTCCTTTCTGCGGCTTAGTTCGCCGCGACATATTTATTGTACTGGTGCTTGATGGTTTCGTCCGACATCTCCGCGTAGATCTGCGTTGTCGATACGTCCTCATGCCCCAGCAGCTTTTGGATTACAGTCACGTCCATGCCGCCATTGAGCGCGTGCGTTGCGAAGGTATGGCGCAGCAGGTGCGGGTGGACGTGCTTTTCCAGTCCTGCCCTCTCGCTGATTGCGCGGATAATACGCTGTATCGCCCGAGGTTTCAGCGGCTCATACGGCGATTTGCTGCTCACAAACAAGCCGGTGCCGCCCTTGCGGGATACCATATACTCCTGCACCATAAGCCTTGCGCGAACGGAAAAATACACCTGCCGATCCTTATCGCCCTTGCCGGTGACGCGCACCGTGCGGCCGATGAGGTCAAGATCGGACACGTTAAGCTGTGCGACCTCACTCAATCGGCAGCCACTCGATACGAGAAATTCAACCAGTGCCTTTTCGCGGTAGCCCTGGCAGGCATCGCGCAGACGTTCCAGTTCTTCGACGGTCAGCGCCTGGCGGGCACCCTTCTTGTCCAATTTCAAGGACTTTATCTTTGCCATGGGATTCTTCTTGATTTTCTCTTCGATATGCAGCCACCCGAAAAACGCCCGCAGTGTGTTGATATGCGTTTGCAGACTGGTTTCGGCAAGATGCCGGTTCTCCGCAAGGTACCCGATATAGCCGCGAATATCGTCCGTGGTGATTTTCGCCGCGCTCTTGTTCATGCGCTCTGCAAACATTTCGAGGTTGTACTTGTAGTTCTTCAGTGTCCTTTCCGACAGACCGTCAATGCGCTTTGCACCGAGATAATACTTGATTCTCCGGTTCAAATCGCTGCGCTGATCGTCGCTGTCTTTGATGATAATGTAGTCCTTGAGGATTGCCGTCACCGCCTCGGCGGTGATTGGCGTACCGCCCGGAAATGTTGCGCAAATTCGCTGTGCAAGCTCTGTTTTTGCGTTCAAAGGCTCGTGCCCCTTTCGATTTTTGATGTATAGTCATTATACACCAAGCCTCAAAAATTGGGCATTTTGTGACGCATTATACCGCTATGGCGGCTGTGGCTGCATCCAGCACGGCCATGACTGCGATTGCAAATGCTTGGAATGTAACGGAAAGTGCGATTGCTGGCAGCACTGTGGCGCTGAATGCGCTGAAAAACAGCGGAAAATGTCAGAATGTCACTAAGGATATCAGAGGTGCGGTTACAGCTTCGTTTGTTAGCGGACTTTGTTTTGTGTTTACCGCCGAAATTACTGTTTCGGGCGGCAGATGCTATATCAAAGCAGCTCGTCCAACAGGTAGCAACGAACTTACATTGTGTGATGCAGTAAAGTCGGTAACTGTCAATAAGTTCTGTAAAAACCCCTATGTTCAGTGTACAGATTCCAGCCATACCTATGAGAAAAACAAGTTGTATTTCTATAAAATCGGCTGATTGGGGGCGTGTGCATTGCTACGCATTATTCTCCTAATGCGAAGCAGTAGCCTGCTTATGGCTTGATTTACCTCAGTATTCCGCATATCCACGCATATTCGCACCGTGTTTTCTCGGATATACCGCGTAAAAACGGCATATCCGAGGTTCACAGTACGTCTTAGGAGAATAATGCGCAACTACAATCGGGAATTTTGGGCTACTATGAAAGCGGTTTATAGCGGATACCGCCATAGCTCAGCGTCGAGCCGTAGGTAGTCGCAATGCGAATAGAGGACACGAATTTATTCACAGATTTTCTGGTTCGTGCCACACTGAAATTACCGATGTTGGTAGAACCACCGCCGACAACATTCACACCAATCAGCATTGACTGGCTGGTGTTAGTATCAGAAGAAGTATTCCAATACTGGCTAACCCATGCTTTCTTGTTGATAAGCGCCACAGACATACTGCTATTGGCCTGACATACCTGATTTGTGACTTCTACAAAGCCCGAAGCAGCATTCATGGCTGCAATAGCGGTAGCAGAGGACTCAATTGCACGACAAGCGGTTGTGCTATTGACTACTGCCGCCATAGCGGTAGAGGAAGTCACTACCGCATTGAGCGCCGTCGCGTTTGCGATGATCGCCGCCATAGCGGTAGAGGATGCAGCCACAGCCGCCATAGCGGTAGAGGAAGTCACTACCGCATTGAGCGCCGTCGCATTTGCGATGATCGCCGCCATAGCGGTAGAAGAAGCAGCCACTGCGTCAATATCCTTATACGCCGAGCAGGACAGCCCCGCCAACGTAGCAACAGACTTGCCAACCGCCAGCTTACTGCCGCCGGCCGCGCGCCAGATCAGCGGGTTGTTGGCCATCTCCTTGCAGCGGGCGGAATCACTGAGCAGATCGTCCCAGTCGGTGAACTCGTAAAACTGGTGCATCCATGTCAGCACCGCATCATCGGCAACCGTACTGCCGAGCAGCAGCTCAAGCAGCTTGTCGCTGTTGCGGTCGGGCAGCTCGATCGGCACGCCCAGTACGACACTCACGCCACCGAGGTTGGCGGCAAACTCCTTTGCGTGGGTCGGGTTTGCAAGGATTGCTTCCATCCGGCGGATACCCTTGCGGTAATTGGACTTTAAGGCTGCTGTGTAGCTCATAAAGTCCAACTGATTTACTCCTAACATTATCGCTCGCCTCCATACTCTACTGCGATGTAGTTAATCTTGATACTGTCAGCCGTGGTCGTTGTGCCGCTGACCAGCGTGTTCGCGCTGTGCGACGGATTGGTGCCCGTCGAGCCGCCGGTGTAGTAACTGCCTGTCTGCAAGGTGCGCAGGCAGTACAAAAATCCCTCGGCGGTAATGTCCTTGACCAGTACAACGCCGTCAAAGTCCTCGGCCTGACATACAACTTGCGGGATGCCCTCAAACGCCTCTCTAAAATGGTAGGTATTCCAACCGGCTCCCGCGTTGGTGATCGTGCCGACCTCCATCTCGGTGTCCTGCAGTTCACCGGTGCCGCTGTCGCTCTCGCCGCCGATCATGCCGCCGAGCTGGTCAGCGGTCAGACGGCCGTCCTTGTCCAGCACCGCCGGACCTCCGGGCTGACCGAGCAGGGTCAGTGCGATAGCACCAATCTGCGCTGGCGTGACCTTGTGCGGATTGCCGGGGTCCTTGACATGCGTCGCAAGCGCATCAAGGACCGCCTTAAACAGTGCAGCGTGCGCAGTTGAACTCTTGTTATGCGTATCTACGGCGCCCTTGCCCTCGTAATTCATCTCGGGCAACTGGCCGGAGGGCACTTTGCCGTTCCCATCCAGGCCGGCCACACCGTTGGCCTTGCCCTTGGTATCAGCTGATACGGCGCCGAGATCCTTTGCGGTCAGACTGCCGGCCTTGACGGTCTGCTTGACCTTCTCGGCCAGTTCGGTGGTCTTGACACGCTCGTCCACCGCGTCGGCATTCTTTTTCAGCTCGGTGTCGATCGCGGCAAAGTTCTGGTTGAGCACTTCAACATCGCCAAACTCCTCGTAGCCGGGCGTATTCAGATGATAGTTAGGTGTTTGCTCCATCCGGCAGCACCTCCTCCTTAATTTCTCGCCAGGTGAGCTTTTTCAGCTCGCCCCATGTCAATTCCTTGATCTGCTCCCATGTGTTGTACAGCAGCGATGTTGTGCAGACCATATTCGCAGGCACAATGTCCGCGAGCAGTTCCTCAACCGCCTGCTGATTGCGTTTTGCGGTCAGCGCCACCTTAACGGTTAGCGTGTATTTGCCGCCATCCAGCTCGAGCTTATAGCCGTCATCGCCACACAGCGTTGCGAGCTGCTGCCGCAGGCGGCGCACCGAGAACGGCAGCTGAGCATTGATTTTCGCCAGCACCCGAAACCGACGCTCGTCCAGTGTGTCTGTATCCATCGGCGTAATCTTGAAGATTTTCTCATACCGTGCAATCGCCGTTTCACCGGCGGTACTGATAAACTGCGCATCGAGCACCGCGTCAGCGGCATCGCGCAGGCGGTCAATCTCCGGCTGCTCGGTGTCGCACAAAAGCGGAAACTCGTAGGTTTTCAGCAGGATCGGCGGCAGGTAGTCTTGCAGCTTCTTTCTCACGGCGCACCGCCAATCTCGGCCAGCCGTGGAATTTCGTCCGCAGCCAGCTCAATGTTCCTGGTATCGCCGTTGACGGTCGTGCCGTCCACATCGACAACGCAATCCGCGGTCAGCAGGTGTGTTTCGATCTGCGAGATACGAACCACTGTTGTTTCGCTGTCCGCCCATGTCTTGCGCAGCTCATCAAGATACGCGTTGGCGGCGCTCACGAGCTGCGACTTGCCGTTGCCCCAGCTCCATCCGGCGGCAAAGGTGACATTCGCCGCAATAGTGAGGTCGGCGTAGCGTGCGCCGGTGACGGTTACAGTGTGTCCGATCGGCGCAAGTCCTAAGCCTTCGCCCTGATTGCCCTCGGGGTCGATGGCGGTCTGTACCTTGCTGATAAGTTCGGTACTGGGCGCAGTGAAGTCCGACGCGATAATGGTCAGCTTGACTGTACCGCCGCCGTTCCAAACTGGATAAACCTTGACGCCGCCCACGCCGGTAATAGCGTTGACCTTCTCGCGGTAGTCCGCGACATTCCCGCCGAAAGCCTCACCGTCAATGCTGGCGTAATACTTCTCTCGCAAGGTGTCGGTCGTGTCGCCGTCCTCGGCCGGAATGAGCACCGCCGCAATCTGGGCGGTTTCCAATCCGTTGACCGTCTGGATCGGCAGCAGTAGGCCGGTGTACTTATTGCCGACCGTGCCGAGCGTTTCAGCCTCCAGCTTGTAGTGACCTGTCGAGATCTTTTCTGTGATGGTGTAGTTCACCTCATCACAGTTGAACCGCAGGCCCGCGGTCAGCTCCACCGAGGACGGGGTGAAAACGCCCTCAATAACAGCAGCCGTTTCGCCCTGAATAGCTACGCCGCGCTCTTTGCAGCGCAGCATGAGGTACTGGAGCGACGCCGTGTCCACAAAGGTTTCGTCCATCACGACGTCCAGTTCCATGTAGCACTTGACAAGCTCTGCGGCTGCCGGTGAGAGCGCATCGTAGATGATGCTGCCCTCGCGCTTATCGACCGTATCCGGCACGGATTCCAGCATACGGTTCATAATGTAGTCAAACGTCATTTCGTCCGAGTATCGTCCGATCATGCCGCTTCACCTCCAAACTCAAATTCGCTTTCCACGTCGCCCTCGGTCGTGGCTACGGTAAATTTCACAAGCAGATTGCGCTTGCCCTTGGTGAACGAAAACTGCTCAACCGAGAGCACGCGATCGTCTGCCATGAGCGCATCTTCAATCGCCTTGGCAACCTTGGCCTGCAGATACGGCGTCATGGTCTGGCCGAGCAGGGCGTTCAGCTCAATACCGTAATTCCAGCTGTAAATCGCGTACTGAAAGCGTTCGGTCTGAAGAATCAGGAAGATGGCCTGCTTCATGGCTTCCAGTCCGTCCAGCTTGCCGCCGGAACACGGGTAGCCGTCAAACCGCAGCGCATAGGTGCGCGTAGGCTGTGTTTCAATCTCGAAATCCTGCACGAGATCGTCATTATACTCTGTCGGCAGCATTACAGCGCCCCTTTCTTGTCGAATATCAGGTACTTTTGCCCGCCCTCATTGCGGAACAGGATGAGCACATCGCCCACCTTGAACGAGGATGCGCTCACGCCACTTTTCACGATGAAAAACTCCTTGGTGAGCACAAGTTTCTGGTCGATCTGCACACGGAACGGCGAGAGTGCAATCACCTTGCCGAAGCAGATTGTCGTCGGCAAAGCGGCTTGACGCTCGTTCGCGGCAATCTGCCGCATAGATTCCATCAGATTAGGCACTAAACTCACCTCGAATTCCGCTCAGATACAAATCCATCGTGTACAGGCCATTGCTGAACGTGTGCTTAGCCTTCTCCACACACATATAGTTCTTGATGTTGATGTCACCCAGGCCCATGCCGACGCAGACCGAAGTACCGGCGCGCGCCCGAACATCCCCGAACACCTTCTGCATGGTCAGCTCACGGTGGATGACGTTGTAGTATTTCATCAGCGCCTTGGCCTTGGTCTGCAAATCAGCGGTGTTGAGGGCGTTGTCCAGCTTTTCGTAATACTGGAGCGTGCCCCATTTGCTCTGGCTGGCGGTATTGTTCATCACATGAACCTCACGCACGCCTGTTTCGTCATTATCCCATGCCAGCTTGATGCGGTTGTACACGTCGCTGTCAATCGAGGACGTGTAGCTGTAACCCTGCGCCGTGTCCTCGTCGATGTAGAGCGGCAGGAGCAGGCTCTCGTAGGGTTTGAGGCATAACTTGCCGAAATCGTCGTAGAGCACATACACCTTGCCGGTGTTGATGATGGTCAGGTCACTGGCGTTACCTAACATGTCAAAGAGCGTGCCCTCCTCAATCCTCTGCGGGATTTTGTACTTGGTATCGGTCACGGTACCAACCTTGAGGCCGTAGTCCGCAGCCAGCATTTTCAGCACATCGGCGTAGGTCTTGTTCGTGTACGAAATCGTGTCCTTGTTCTTGAAGTACCGCAGCTGGTCGTAGGCCGTGACCTTAATCAGCCGGTTATCCGAACGCGACTTCTTAAAGACGTATCCGTAGAACACATTCGCGCCATTGAACCGGAACGACACCGGATTGCCCTCGTGGAAGTTGAGGGTATCGTCCTTGACCACCGTAAACGTCAGCGAGGACGCCGCGCCGCTGCGGGTGGTTTCCCACACGATGTCTCCCTCGATCATCGGCTGCTGAAGCTGACCGTTTTTGTTCTGGATGATCAGCTCCGCGCCCGGCATCTGGCAGGACGGCACATCACGCAAGATTTCCTTGCGCGTACCTGCTGCACCTGTGACAGACTTAACAACAACGGTCGTGATATCCTTCTTCTTCTCTTTCTCGGTGCTCGTGCCCGAAGACGTCGAGCCGGACGAGCCGCCCGAGCCGCCGATGACGGCTTTGCCGTACTTCTTGCCCCAGCGGTTGCACTCGGCATTGCTGCTCATCAAAAGATCGAAGTGGTACACGCCGCCCTCAATTTGAATCATGCCGCCGCGGTCATTGACGGTATAGGTCACGCCGTCAAGCGCCGTTCCCGTGCCCTGCACTGTAACCTTAGTACCAAACGGTACGCTTGGCGGTGCAGCACAGGTATGCTTGGACGGGTCTAACTTGTTACCGAGTGCGTCAAGAAAACCGCCCTCCATGGCGTTATTCGCCGGATAGTACGCCGTAAATAGCGCCCTAACCGTATTTGTAACAGTGCCAGACGATTTAGAGCCGGAATACTTGGCGAGCGTGTCACCCGAGGAAACGTAGTTCAGCGGATTGACGGACGAGCCGTTCTTGTGCATACCGAAATGCAGGTGGCAGCCGGTTGAACTGCCGGTCGTGCCAACGGCGGCAATCTTCTGCCCGGCGGTGACTTTCGCGCCCTGCCTGACGTAGAGCGCCGAGGCGTGCCCGTAAAAGCTCATCAGACCGCCGCCGTGGTCGATACTGATGTAGTTGCCGTAACCGCCGTACCAGCCGGACTTCGTGACCGTGCCGGGGCCAAAGGCGAGAATAGGTGCGCCGCTTGCCGCTGCCAGGTCTACGCCATCGTGGAATTCTTTGCCGTGGAACGGACAGGTACGGTTGCCGTATCCGCTTGAAATGCGCGAGTAGGATGGACACGGCCAAACATATTTACCCATGTTCTCCCCTCCTTAACCCGGCAACTTGAGCACGGTTCCGGAATAAATCCACCAACCGTTACTGCTGCTCGATCTGCCGTATTTCTTCGCCGCGGCTTCAATAGCAGCCTTATTCAGGCTGTAAATGCTCGTCCACTTAGAGCCGTTCCCCAGCTTCACCCGGGCAATATCCCACAGCGTATCACCAGACTTGATGGTGTACGTCTTACCCGCCGGTGCAGTCGTAGTGTCGCGCTTCTGCGTGACGGTCGCTTTCTTGGTAGTAGAGCTGCTGCTCTCGCTCTTTTTGAACTCGATAGACTTGGTATGGTACGGCGCGTATTGCAGCAATTCAATCTTTGCCATCACGTCAACGCCGTAGCTGCCCGCATCCTCAGCAAGCTCATAGCTTTCAAGGGATACCGTCATCGGCTGTGCGCTCATCAGTTCCTCACCGCTGTCGTCTATACGGATAACCGAGAACTCGAACGGCTTGCAGGCGGTCTTGAGCGATTCCAGCTTGCTCATGTAATACTGAGCAGGCTGATAACCGCTCGGATAGCACGCAAACGGATATTCCCTGTTCGGCAGCAGCGCCGAAAAGCTGATCTTGGACAGCCCCGGTGTTTTCAGGACGTTCACCTGCCCCTCGTTGATGAGGTTGATGGTCTTGTTCTGGTTGCTGATCTTGATGGTCAGTGACGACGGCGTAACCGGAAGGCGCACACCGTCCATGTAAAATTCGTACATATTTAGATGTGCACTCCTTCCGCACTGGTGACAAGCGCCTCGGTGACCTTGGCTTCCAGCAGATTGACTACGCCGTCCAGATCCATCTCGTTCGAGATGTTGTTGTGGTTGACCATTTCCACCTTGATCTCGGCGGTCGTGTACTTGTTGATGACCTGCCGCTCGGCAATATCGCGCAGCAGCTTGATGTCGTCCGAGGATACGCTCACATCGTCCGCAATCTGTGCGGTGTTGTCCGCAATGTTAGACAGCAGACCCGTTGCCGGATCGTCCGGCAGGTCAAGACCCAGCTTTTCGGAGATGCTGTTCTGGAGGTTTGCGCCCCAGTTGTAGCCGTTGGCGTAAGCCGTCGAATACTCGATCTTCTCCTTGTGCTTCACATACTCCGTCCACCCGGACTGATCCTTGATCTTCTGGATGCTGTCGGTGTAGCTGTCGTAGAACGTGTCCAGACCGCTGGTGATGTTGATCTTCACGCCCGGAATAAGATTGATGAGCTTCTCGATCGTCCTCACCATACCGCGGATGACGCCGACAACATACTGGCTGAGCTGCAAAAACAAAATCTCGATCGATGCAATCGGGTGCTGGAACACGTTGCCGAGGAAGTTGATAAGATCGGCAATCACGTTGTAGACCGGCAGATAGAACATATTGTAGACAAACGCGCCTGCCATCGCAAACAGGCCGCAGATCACGCCGACAGCGCTCGTCGTTTCGTTCTTCGCCCGGTTCGTGTAGTTGATGTACGCGGCGATAACGCCGATCAGAATGATGATCGAGCCGATAATCAGCACGATCGGGTTGAGCGACATCACGGCATTGAGCATCTTCTGTGCGGCAGTCAGCGCCTTCGTAGCCGCAGCACAGATCTTCGTCCAGTTGGCGGCCACCGCAAACAGCGCAAAGGCTGCCGCAGCCGCAAGCACCAGCGGGCCGATGACCTCAATATTGTTCGCCACCCAGTTGATGGCTTCGAGCAGCGGCTGCAAGGCCATAATTGCCATGTTGCTGGCCTGCGTCCAGACGTCCGACCAGGTGAGCGGAATCTCGCTGAACTTCTGGTTGGTTTCCTCTGCCGAGGACAGCAGCGCGGACTTGACAACGCTCGCTGTCAGCTCGCCATCCTGCGCCATGCTGCGGATCTCACCGACCGATACGCCGAGATAGTCGGCAATCGACTGAATGATGGTCGGCGCCTGCTCGAATACCGAGTTGAGTTCCTCACCGCGCAGCACGCCGGAGCCCATCGCCTGCGTGATCTGCAGCATGGCGGCTGCCTGACCCTCTGCCGAGGTGCCGGCGATCTTGAACTGCTTGTTCAGCTGCTCGACAAACGCGATCGTTTCCTGATTGCTGCTGAATGCGTCACCGGCAAGCAGACCCATCTTCGCGACCGCATCCGCTGTGGCGTTGTACGCGCCGCGCGAACGCATAGCCGACTGATAGATCAGCTCCTGCAGGTCGGCGGTGCTTTGCAGACCGTCGTTCATCAGATTCAGACGCGCCGTGGTCTGCGTCATTTCGTCCGACATACTCACGATACCGCTCACCAGCTTGGAGCCGAGGAACGCGGTGCCCAGCTTTTTAAGTGAGGCCGTCAGGTTCTCTGCCGGCGGCTGCGCCGAGGTCATGCCGTTCCGCAGCTCCTCGACTTCGCTCACGGTTCGGGTGAGTTCTTCACGCACACCCGTCAATTCGCTGTTAAATTGTGCATACAGACCGGTCGGTGCAGCCTGTTCGGTCAGGTTCTGCATCCGCTCAAACCGGTCGTTGACCGCACTCAGGTTGGACGCGATACGGCTGAGTACATTACTCATGCCGTCGCGCAGCTGGACGGTATTGGACAGTGCCATAGAACTCACCTCCCTCGTTTCGTTTTATTCAGCGCCTTTTCCTCTTCCTCGCCTCGCACAATGCATGAAGCTGTGATAAAGGCTCTCTCTTCCGTCGGCAGGCTCAAAAATGCGGACGGCAGGATGTGAAGCTCCTGCAGGCAGAAATGTGCGACGGAAGCCTCGTCATCCCCGTCCCGAATCAGTTTTTTGCCTGTTCCACCAGATCAGGAGCATCACCGAAGCCGCAGATGTCGAACAGCTTTTCCGTGTAGTTCGTATACTCACCCGGCGTCAGCATGGCCGAGATCAGCTCCTCGGCGCATTTCACGCCGTAGCTGTCCTGCAGTTCTGCGTCGTTGAGGTTCGGATAAACCGTGCAGGCCGCCGCCAGCTTGGCAAGGTACAGCACGTTGTCGAATTCCTGACGGAAGCTGCCGCGCTTGCCCGGCACCTGTACGCGGTACTGGCAGTCGCGGCGCAGTGTTTCGTCCTCGCGCGAGGAAATGCAGCGCACCTCCCACTCGAGCGGCTTGCCGTCCTCATCGGTGAAGCGGTCGGATACGACCAGCTTCACGTTTTCAACCTGCTTGGCGTTCTGCGCCAGAAATGCGGTAAGATTACCCATTGTACAAATTCCTCCTTATTCCATACCGGACAGTTCGGTAAACTCCTCGGGCATATCCCAGCCGTCGAACGTACCGGAAAGCTCCTCGTCAAGCAGACTGTCGCCTGCGTCGAACTTCGCCAGAATCGAGCTGTCGATCAGGCAGCCGGTGTGCGTGATGGTCTGACGGCCGGCGGACGAGGACGGGTCCTCGTTGGACACCTGAATCTCAAACGGCGTCATCCTGCCGGTCTTGCAGTAGGTCAGGAACCAGCGGCGAAACACGCTCTGGTTAAAGTGCGCCGTGCCCTTCCACGAACCGGACCAGCCGGTCGGCTTCTTACCGATGCCGGTACGGCCGAGGATTTTCACGTCCTGCGAATTGACCTTTGCGGACGATTCAAAGCTGTACAGCTGCATCATATTGTAGCGGTTGCCGTCAATGGTGACGTAGCACTCGGCCATCGAACCGGATACCGCATCATTTGCTTCCATAACAGGAGCGTTCAGCATGACTTTTCCCTCCTTTATTCAACGATTACCTTCATGTAAAGCTGTTCCATCGCGGAAACCGGCTGTACATGGTCCTCGACCGCAACGGACTTCTTCATGTCGCCCTGCGACACGGTGACGCTGCTGCTGTCAAAGTTCTCAATGGCGCGGATGGTCTGGAGCTGGGTGTGGTGCGCTACAATGTCGCTCCACAGGCTCACGCGGCCGGAGGCGTCGTTCTGCACCTTGCCGAGATACTTCGAGTTGAACATCGATGCAATGTCATTGGCGATCTGGTCGAGCACGCGCATGACCTGATTGGACGAGAAATCCGCGCTCTTTTCGTCCGTGACGGACACGAACGTGTTGATGTCGGTCAGCACGCGCGTCTGGTCGCCCACACGGTGGAACGTGAACTCACCCGCCTTGATCGCCTTTTCAAGCTGGGTCTGGGTGTAGTTCGTGTCGATGTCGTACTCGCCGGTGTAGGTCGAGTTGGTCATCGAGCGGTTGACCGCGCACGCAGATTCCGCGCCGGTCGTCCAGTAGACAGCCGACGGGTCATCAGATGCACCGACCAGACCGTTCTTGACGGAAATCACGCCCTCATAGTCTGCCGCAGGGTAGCCATGAAGCACGCACTGGAACTTCACGCCCTGCTCATCACGCAGGCGGCGCGTCCAGTTGGCGAACAGACCCTTGACCGTGCTGTTCTTCGTGTCGCAGCCGACCGCGTTGAAGCTGTACGGCTCGATCTTGTCGAGGAACGTCTGGTAAGCTGCATCCTGCACCGCGCCGGTCGTGCCGCCGGTGAGCAGCAGGCCCGCGTTCTCGGTCAGCGCCTCGCTGCCCTTCCAGTGCAGATAGTCGTTGTCGGAAAGGTCGGAAACTGCCTTAACTGCCTTCTGCGTGTCCGCAAGGGTCGTGCCGATGTAGGTTGAAACGTCGTAGACCTCGTTCGTCGAAGCCGTGAAGCCCTCGTTCTGCTGAATCACGATCTTCAGTTCGTTGCCGATCTTGCCCGGATACTTCGCCTCTGCGTACTTGCAGGCTGCCTTTGCACCGCCGCTGTTCAGACGGAACAGGTGCAGCGTCTTGGCATTTGCGAAGATCTCGCGCAGCGGACGCAGCTCGTCCGCCGTGTAGGCGTAGCCGGTCAGCGCAAGTGAGCCCTTCTGGAACTCGCTGTTCTCGATGGTCACGACCTCGTTCTCCGGTCCCCAGTCGAGGGACAGCGGGAAAGCCGCCGTGCCGCGGTCGCCCAGGGTCGCAGACGCACGCGCCGCCGACACAAAGTTGATGTACGCACCGGGCAGAACCTTGTTCTGTACGGTATACATACCGCCGCCTAAAGCCATTTAATTCACCTTGCCTTTCATAAAGTTGTCAATGAGCGCATCCACCTCGGAAAAGGTGTAGCGCTGATCCTTGTCGAGCAGCACACCCAGCAGGTCGCGCCGCTCACGGTATCTGTCGAAGGTCAGGAGCTGTGCGCCGGTAAACGCCGGTGCTCCTGCCTCGGTTTTGCGTTTAACTGCCATTTTCGTTCTCCGTTCCTACGGTGGTCTGCAAATTCTCCATCGGAATATCTTCCGGGACTTCCCGGACAAACTGCCGGTAGTCCGCGAAGAAATGCAGCACCTCATCTGTAATTTCCCACGAGAGATTGCTCCCGCGCAGGCTTTCCGTGCGCCGCAGCAGCAGCGTGAGCGTCTGTGCAACTTCCCGGCACTGCTCCTGCGGACGGCCGTCCGACGGGAAGAACCGCACGTCCATGTGCTGCACGATCTCATGCAGCCCGGACGGGTACGGCGTGACGTCCGCGCGAAGCTGCCGAATGGAGAAGCACGGCGCAGAGAAGCCCTGCTCGATACGCTCGGTGTAGATGTCGTACTGCGCCGATGGATAGACCGTGCGCAGCTTATCGACGATTTCCTGTACTACGTTAATCATTTGCCCTCCATCATGCGGCTGAGAAATTCCTCGCTTTTGGCCTTGATAAAGTCCGGCGCAGCTTTCTGGAGGTCGAACAGACCCTCGCGCAGCATATGCCTGCCCTCGACAAAGCCGTTCACAAGGCGCTTGCCAATGGCCGGAACGTACCGTCCGACCTCCTGCCGGTGGCCGTTCTCGACGTATGGTGCATACTCAATGTTGTTGTAGATTTCTGCACGATAATGTTTGCCGCTGCGCTTCGCCTTGGTGATGAACCAGTTGCGCCGCAGATGACCGCGGTCAACCGGTGTCAGCTCCTTGACATCGGTCAGCAGACCGTTCATCATCTCATCGAGCAGGCCGGTGTAGAAAGCGTCCATTTCCGGTTCGCTGGCGGCGGCCTTAATGCGCTCGTTTAAGTCGCGCAGCTCGTGAAAATCACAGCTTCCCCAAGCAGCCATTACGCTCGCTCCTCTCGGACGGCAGAAAGCTGCTGATGGGTCGGATAGACCGCGCTTTCGCCGCTGTATTTCAGCCGATAGGTCGCGCCGTACTGCTGAACCACAATGCGGCAGCCTGCCGGAACAGCCAGATCAGGCGCACAGTAGATCGTGGCCTGATAGCTGATCTGACCGCTGTTCGCGTCCGTTTTGCTGTCCGGTGTGCCCGAAAACGACAGTGCACACGGGATATTCTCGTGCAGCACTGTATCCGGCGTAACAACGGTTTCGCCGCCCACTTCCTGTTTGCTTGTGCCGGTGACGGTCATCACGCCGTCATAGGTCTGCTCGAGCAGCGCCCGTTCCAGCTCCGGATTGCCGAGCATACTACCACCTCATCTTTCGATAGGCGTTCAGCTGCGCCTTGTAGTCGGTGAGGAAGTCACCCGAGCCTGCCAGCGCCGCCAGCTGCTCCGCCGCCGTTGCAAAGGAAAAGGACGTATCCCCTCTGGACACGCCCTTTGCGGCAGGCTGCATATTCTCGTTCTGGAGCTGAACGCTGTTTACCAGGCCGCGCACCATCAGCGCTGCGGTGTTCGTCAGGCCGTCCGGCGCCTCGGTCAGATTGCAGTAATTACAGATCTGTTCGAGCACCAGATCGCAGGCGAACTCAAGCGTTTCCTGCGGCAGGTTCGGCAGCAGGCTTTGCGCCCGCAGCATCAGCGTTTCCCTTGTCATTTCTGCGCTTCCCCCTCGGTTTGTCCTCGGTCGGCTCGGTTTCCTCCTCGGCGGTCACGGTTTCCACGGTAAAGCCCGCACGGCCGGAGAACCAGCTTGCAAGCCACTCGTTATCCGTCTGCGCCTCACCATTCACGAACTGCACGCCGCCGATCTTGCGGTCGTACTCCTCGCTCGGTGCCTTAATCTTGTACATAGCGCTTCCCTCACTTTACCTTGAAGTTGCGCAGCACGCCGGCAGCGCGGGACTTCTTGAGCACGGTTGCCGCTACCATCTCGACATCACCGGCCTTGACCGGGCCTGCGGTAGAGAAATCCGGTAGCGTGGTCGAGATCACCTTGCCGCCCATCGGAGATACGGCGTGGAAACCGTCCAGACCCAGACGGACAGCGTACAGGTCGGTCAGACCGGTAACGGTGGTCTTGGACGAGGACGCGCCGTATTCACGCGATGTGATCGGTACGACCGGCTTTTCCTTCTTCTCGGCGGTGTCGTAGTAATACTGCATATCCATGAACGGAATGCCGTTGTAACCGCTCATCTGACGGCCGAAAGCGTCCTCGGAGTGGGTCAGATAACCTGCACGGCGGGCGCAGGAGCGGATCTTGGTCAGCAGCGCCGCATTGCCGATGAGCATGGTCGGCACGCCGTCCAGTTCGGACAGGAACTCGTCGAGCATATCGAGCACGGTCTTGTAGTTGGTGTCGATCGCCGCCGAGGTGGACAGGTCGATCGCCTTGGATGCATCCGCGTTGAGCTCGGTGGAGGTGCCGACAAGCAGCGTGTCCAGACCGTCAAAGCCCTTGGTGCCCTTGTCGCCGTTGATGGCGGTGTAGTGGAACAGGTTGGTGGTCGCCTTGATGTGCTCCTCGAGCTGGAACTGCACCTCGTTGATCTGGCCGTTCGCGGTGTTCGCGAGAACACGGTCGATCTTGAACGTACCGCCGAAGATCTTGAGGTCAACCGACTTGGTTTCGCGATCGGCTACGGTGTCGGTGTAGTCGGTGTTGATGTCACGGAAATCCGCGCCTGCCGGGGTCTTGAGCTGAGTGTAACCATAGGTCAGCGTAGAGCCGCCGGTACCGGGCGATACCGAGTTGTCAAAGGTCAGTGCCTCGAGCAGCATGGAGCCGCGGCGGAACTGGTCGATAACCTGCTGGTCCACATGGTTTGCCATGCCGACCTTTGCCTGTGCGAGAGTGATAGGCATTTTTCATTCCTTCTTTCTGTTAGCCGTTGGTGTTGTATACTTCTGCGAGAGCGGAACCGAGATCGTTTACCGTGTTCGGGTTGCCGCCGGACTGCGGATTGTAGCCGCCGCCCTGACCGCCGTTCGGGTTTCCGCCCTTGTCGCCCTGCTTGCCGGACTGACCTGCGCCGTCCTCCTCGAACAGCCATGCCTTGTCCTTTTTCAGACTTTCGACCTGCGCGTCAAGGCCGGTGATCTTGCCGTCCGCGCCGATCTTGATGTCGTCCATCGAGAGCGCCGCGCGGGTCAGCTGCGGATCGCGTGCGTGGGCACGGGTCAGCGCCAGGTCGATAGCTGCATCGCGGCGGATGTTCGCGGTGTCGGTGTCGTACTTGGTCTGGAGGGTCTTGAGGTCGTCCTCCAGCTTCTTCGGGTCCTTTCCGTCCCACGCCTTGGCGGCGTCACGCAGGTCCTTGATGGTGTTGTTCGCCGTGGTCAGCTCCTGCGCCTTGGTGTCCAGGTCGGCCTTGGGAACGTAAGCGCCGCCGGCGGCGTTGACCACCTCAAACTTTGCGTCCTTTGCGGCCTGCTGGAACTGCTCCCAGGTCAGTGCGCCCTTTTCAAAAAGGCTTTTGAGAAATTCCATTGTTTTTTGCTCCTTTCATCGAAAAATGGGTATGAAAAAACCACCCTGGATTGAATCCTTGGTGGTTCGTTCTTAGATTGTACGACAAAGGCGCCTCGTTTCCGAAGCGCCCTTATCGGGATCTCTGGTATTTTGGTGGGTGTGCCCTTTCCCACATTTCTTTTGACCCGGAGGGTGTGTAGCAGCACAATCTCTACTTCAAAATACCGTTTATCTGTATGATTATTATAACAGATTTATTCCTTGCTGTAAAGAACCTCGCTTTTGTTTATGAGTTTCTTCAAATTCTTTTCTCTGATGCGATAAAACGTCATGATAGAGTTTTTCCGTCCTGTATCATCAGTATCCAGCGCAAGCCGTACAACAACATTCAAATTGGTGTCCGGCAAGCCCTTTACCATGAAAACCGTTCCGTCATGCTTACCGTCAACAAGAACGGTATCCGGCTCAAGTGCCGCAGCGGCTCCGTATTTCTCGAACAGCTCTACATCTTCCGGGTGGCGCTCTCGGATATGCTCCAGACGTTCGTCCATAATAATCAGTTCATCTGTTTGCAGCTTTCCAAAGCGTTTTTCCAGATACTCGGTTTTCAGTTTTCCCAACGTCCGATAAATCGGTTGCTCATTCTGCACGGCCGCGTCCCCATTCTCCGCTATCTTAGGTTTTATTATAGCAGATTTTGTCGGTTCTGCAACTGGTTCGGACGTTTTTACGTCCCCATCAACGTACTTCTTCCACCATTCCTCATACGTCAGCTTCTTCTCGACATACTCGGTCTTGCCGGTCGCGGGATTTCTGGCGGCACGCTTACTGCCGATCCGGAACTCCGTCACCGGAACGGTGGTACACCGGCAGCGCGGATGCAGCGGCGGATAATTGATGCCGGTTTCACGCTCCGCGAGCGGAAACTCGCGCTGATCCAGGGCACCGCACACTGCGCAGGTCTTGAGGTCGAGTGCTGCCTCGAACCGATAGGACTGGACACCTGTTTCCCGGTATCCCTGTTCGGCAGCTTCAGCCGCCATGTGGGCGCTCTCGGTGTGGATGAGCGTTGCCGCCCTGCTCTCGGACACACCCATGCGCTGGGTGAACTCTTTCGTCATACGATCGAGCGAATCGCCGCGGACAAAGCCGTGTGAGAGCGTCTGCATCAGTTCACGGGTCAGCTTGTCCTTGTCTGCCCAGATGCGGGAGGAAAACTCACTGCCGACCCATGGCGTAGCGAGTATCTTCTCGACCGTCTGCGGGTCAATGCGGGCAAAGGTGCTTGCCACATCGGCCTGCTGACTGACGGCGTACACCGTGCGGTAGTAGGTGTCGGTGTAACGCTCCTGCAAGTGGTCGCGCAGCACATCGCGCTGAGAGCCGAACAGCTCCATCATACGCAGCTCAACCTGCGTCTGCAACGCCTGCAAGCGCGAGATACGCGAACGGAGATAAACCTCCTCCAGCTCCTTGTCAAAACCGCCTGCAAGCGCCTTGTCTCGGAACTCGTCCAGCGACATCCGGAAGTCTTCCAGCTCGGCATCGCGCAGCAGCTTGCGTGCGTCGGCCATGCTGACACTCTCGTTTGCGGCATATCGGGCGTAGAAGATCGAGATTTTCTTGTCCAGCTCGTGCAGGATACGTTCGTACTCCCGATGGAACCGCAGACACAGGTCATCATCTTCCTGCTTCTGCTTTTCGGCCAGCTCGATGGCACGCTTGCGCCAGTAGGCGCCGCTGACCTTATCCGCTGCTGCCATCGCCTGCACCGTCCTTTGGCGGGAACCGGAACTGCGGCTGCTTCTCGGCTGCCGCCTGCTGTTCCTTTTCCAGCTGCTTCTGCTCGCTCTCGGCATCATCTACCCATGGATGGTTTGCGAGAATGGTCCTGTCCGAGATAATGCCGACCGACTGCTGCGCGATCTGCGCGGTTTCGAGGTCGTTCTGCACCATGTTGCGTGTCCATGTCTGGAGAATGCGTTTCGGCTGTGCGATACCCTCCAGACGGCAGATAGCGCGTACCAGCTCGGCAAAACCGCTGCGGAACTGCGTTTCTAGCATCACGGCCTTCAGCTCCAGCAGACTGTACAGGTACTTGAGCGCCACGCCGGACGAGTTGCCGAAATTCTCAGGGTTCGGGTCAACACCCATGCCGGAAACGAAGATCTGACGGCGGGTTCTTTCGAGGAATGCGTTCCGCGCCTCAAACGGGATCTCCGCGCGGATGGTGTCCACGCCGCCGTCCCCCTCGACCTTGATGAGCTTGCTCTTTTTAAGGTCGCTCATGAACTCGGTCTTGTCCGTGCCGCCGTAGTTCTTGATGACGAAGATGACCTCCTGCACGTCCTCCATGTCGTTGGCGAAGCCGGAAACCACCTTGTCGTAGGCGTCGATCAGGTCGCGGTACAGCGGCAGGTCGCCCCGCCGGTCAGCGTTGTTGTAGAACGGGATGAACGGCACCGCGCCGAGGCCGTGCCGCAGCTCCTGCCCGACTTCCGGATATTCGAAGTAGGTGTAGTTGCCAGACACGCCGTTCTGACGGTAGAACCGGCAGGTCGTGTCGTCCCAGTATTCGCACACCTGCACGGTCTGTCCACTCTGCGGGTCGAGCATGGTGTAGCAGCGCAGCACGCCGACGAGATCGCTCTCCAGCGTACCGGAGAACACCGGCACGATCTGTTCCGGGTCTACGGTGTGGTAGCGGAACCTGCCGTCTGTGCCGCGCCAGTAATGCAGCCAGCCGACCGAGGTGTTGCTCGCGTCAATGCCGAGCTGCATGGCCGTTGCGGTGTACTGATCTCCGAGGATCTCTGCGATCCGTTCGTTGGCGGTCTTGTTCCCCACATCGAACACTGGCGGATAGCTCAGCGCGTAGGAAACCTTCTGCGTCACGAGCAGATTATGCCACGAGTGCGAAATGCGGTTGTCCGCGAGGTGCAGCGGATTGCCGAGCGCCTGCTCGGTCTCTGCCTGTCGCTGCAAAACGCTGTTGTCCTGCTTGATGCGGTTGACGTTGCTGTAATAGCGCCGAGCCTCGTCCGCTGCGCGGATGAACTGCCCGTGCCCCTGCAAAAGCCGCTGAATCGTGCGGCTGTTCACTTTCACCATACGCTGACCCCTCCTTTCCTGGTAAACTGCTCCGCAACGCCGGTTGTCGCGTCGGGAGCGTCATCGTGGGCGTTCTTGCCCTCTTTCTGGTAATGTAACATTGCTTTTGCATACTCCGGCCAGCGGTCGCGCCAGTTCACCGGAAAATAAATGTGATCCTGCACCCACGTTGAGTTGGTGAGGATACGCGCGACCTTGTTCTCGCTTTGGTGGAACCACTCCACACGGCAGCGGTTGGAGCCGAGCCGCCGAAGCTGCTCCTGCACGTTGCGGGCAAAGCCGCGGCCGCCGTTGTTGCTCTCGATTTTCGCAAGGTTGACGCCGTGCGCCAGCAGCCGCCGTGCGGTTTCCGGCTCGGTGATCTCCATCGGGTCCTTGGTGTAGTAGATGTCGAGCACATAGGCCTCGTGGTTATACTCGCCGTAGATGATGCTGCAAAGATAGTCCGCGCCGGTGTCCGCCGTGTCGGTATAGCTGCGGATATGCGTGAACAGCGGCTTGCCGTTTGCATCGCGCGGAATATCCGTGTAGGTCTTGAAGCTGCTGTACAGACGGCCCTTGAGGTCGATCGGCTGCTGCTGGTAGTTCGCTGACGCGATCTCCTCGCTCATCGTGCGAACCTTGTCCTCGTAGTCCTCACGGGTGAGAACCGCATCGCACAGCATCGTGCCGTCGTCCTGCAAGGCTTTCATCGTGATGAGTTCCGCATCCGGCCAGTGCTCCAGTGCACGGCCTGCGAGGTCGCCGGTCGCCCAGCGCGTCATGATGATAACGATCTTGTAGCCGGTTTCGGTTCGGGACAGCATCGTGTCCGTGAACCACTGCCACTGCTTGTCGAGTGCGCCCTCGTTAAAAGCCTCCTCGGCTTTCTTGATCAGGTCATCGAGGATGAGCTTGCGTGCGCCGAAGCCGGTCGCCGTGCCGCCCGGAGAGGTAGCAAGATAGCTCGCGTACTGTCCCTCAAGCGCCCACTTGCCTGCGGCGGCCTCGCCGTACTTGATGCGTGTCTGCGGGAAAATGTCCGAAAACACAATGCGGCTCGGGTCAAACCGTTCCTCCGCAATGCCGTCGCGGACCGCCCGTGCGAATGTCGTGGACAGCGTTTCGTTGTAGCTGCCGGTCATGATCTGCTCGGACGGATCGCGCCCAAACAACCATTGGCTCAGCAGCACCGCCGTGCGGCTCTTGCCGTGTCGCGGCGGCATATTGACCACCAGCACCTTGCGGTCGCTCTCACAGAACGCCTGTAAGCGCCGACACAGCGCCTTGAGGTACGGCCGGTCCTCGCGGTAGAAGTCCGGCGCCATCAGCTTGCAGAACGCCCAGAAATCACGCCGGGCAAGCTCAAGGCGAGCCGCCCTGCGGATGCGAGGGTCAACCATCGTCCGCCAGCTTCCGCAGTTCCTCGGTGGTCAGACCGGCAAGCGGGTTCTCCACCTCGAGAGTGCCGGAGTGCTCGATCTGCTGCTTGTCGCGCCAACGATCCGGTCGGCGGTTCTTCAGCCAGAAGATCTGCGCGGTCGTGTCCGGCGGAATGTGCTTGACCGTCTGCACGGTCTTGATGCTCTTCTTTCCGCCATCCTGACTGCGCTCTACGCGCTCCTCGGTGTAGTCGTAGCCGAGCGCACGCTTGAGTAAAGCGTTCTCAACTTCGATGTCTACGACCTCTTTTCCCCTTTTTAGGGCCTCCGAAAACTCCGAGTATTTGTTTTTCCAGTCGTACAGCGTGCTGGTCGTAATGCCGATCCTGGCTGCGATCTGCTCATCTGTCAGACCATCCCTCGCCCACGCTTCCAGACGGGTGATGCCGTCCGGCGTAAGCCATTCCTGATATTTGCCTTTTGCCATTCTGCACCGTCCTTTCTGAAATCCGGGCACGAAAAAGCACCCTTGTTTCCAAGAGTGCCTTTCCGGAGGTGTTTCCAATGCTATGAAGCAGGAGAAATGCGGGACCTAAGTTTCATTCCCGCTGAACTTCATGATACAAGAATATCACGGTTTCTATGTCATGAAGTGCCAACTTCAAAAAAATTTTATGGTAAATCCAAATACTTCTCCACCGTGCGAACAAACTCCGCGCTCCAGCGTTTCGCCGTCCTCTCACTCACCAGTGCACACATCGCCGCACCATACAGCGTATGGCTGCGCTTCCAGTACACACGGTCGATCAGCTCCATGCGCTGACGGCCGTGCTTCATCACCTCGGTTTCCGAGATGGCAGCTCGCACCGCATCATACCGCCGCTGCTCCTTGTCAGTCAGACGGTCAACAACCGCACGCTCAACCGGACTGCCGCCGCCGCTGTGACCGCCGGACGCGCCGTAGGCCGGTGTGCACGGTATGTCTCCCACGCTCTCCGCCTTGCGGCACAGTGCCGGGTATGACCGGATGATGCGCTTCGTGTACTCCCACCAGTCCTCACGCTTGTTCAATGTTTCCCCTCCCTGTCCGTAATACCGTAGCGCCACACGAGGTAGCGCCGAACCTTGTCGCTGTATTTAGTCATGCGACGTCACCGTAACCGGAATGATCATCTCCGGCAGGAAATTCACCTCGTAGTGGAACTTGTCCACGTAAGCGCCGCTGACGTCCTCCACAACGTAGATCGTCCAGTCGTTGAGGTACACAAGGTGTTTCTTGTAAACGCCCTGCCCGGTCTCGACAGTCACCTCCAGCTCGTTCTCGCTGTTGTTCGAGATGGCGAAGTTGCCGATCAGCTCAAACACCGGCTTGTCCGTACGCGCGTTGATGACTTCCAGACGGCGCGTGACGTTGAAATTGTCCGCCTCCTTCGAGATGTTGTACGCAACGCGCTCGCTCTCCCTGCAGGCCGACAGACTACACATCATAGCACCGCAGAGCAGTGCCGCCATGATTTTCTTTTTCATTTTTGTTCCTCCATGTATTTTCTCATAATTTGAACCGCCACGCGGCACGCCTCGTCACACGCAGCTACCATCTTTTCGCGGCCGTGCAGACCGCCGTAGTATTCAATCGTTGCCAGCTCCTCGGCTGTCGTGGCCGGGTCGAGGATGCGGATTGCCTGGTTAATCGTCATGGGTGTCCTCCCTCTCTTTGGCACGCCGTTCCGCTCCATGCAGAATAGCCTGAATGGTGTATGCGTCCAGCAGTGTCATAACCGGAATGGTCTTCCTGCATAGTTTCAGCAGGTTTTTCGCCGTTTTCTTGTCTATCGGGCCACTGAAATCGTTCATTCCTTGTCCTCCTCTCGCAGATGATACATCAGAAAGTCGGCCTCCGGCACGTCACAGAACTCGTCCTTGTTACGACCGACCACGAGAATCGGACCGACGAAATCCACGTTGACGAACCGGCAGTTGTACGGCATTCCGAGCGGCACTCCTTCCTCGTTGCAGATAACGACGGCATCCGATGCAATCGTTACGGTTTCGATATAGCCGCCGACCTCGGTCTGCAAGGCTTTCAGCGTATTCTCCACTTCGATGATCTCCGGTGTGCAGCCGGGCTTTTTTACGAATCGCTTTCACAATTTTTCACTCCATTCGCTCGTCCGTAAACCAGCAAGTCGCTGACGATCTCTTCCCGCAGCTTCTCAGCGGTTTCCGAATCGCTGTATTTGATGCGACCAGCTTTATACGCCAAATCCGTCAGTTCACCCTTATAGTGCACCATCATCTGATGGTCCTCTGCTGCCTCAGCTGCCATACGCAGTGCATTGGCAAGCCGCTCGTTGTCGCGGTACTTGGTGTCGTAGCGCCCAATGCCGGACTCCTGATAATTCTGGTACGCTCGGTCTGCAATACGCTGATAACGGTCAGCCAGCGCCTGCAATTCTTCTCTGGTCATGCGCTCACCCTCCTAACGTCCACAATCTCCATGCCAACGATCAGGCGGCGCAGGCCGCTGTACATACCGCTGACTTGCAGCTTGTCGCCGTTCTCGTTCCGCAGCGTTGCCGAGAAGAAGTCCTCGATCCACTCGAACTCACAGTCGTTCTCGGTAAATTCCTCAGCGATTTCGAGGAAATAGTCAACGTCCAACACGTCTGCGCCGATGCAGTTGCCATACACCTCGTAGGCTACATGGCCGATATAATCCTCCTGCATCAGCGTCACGCGGACGGTGTGCACGGACTTCTTGCCGAACCAGCCGGTGGTTGGGTTGTATGCTTTCATACTTGCTCCTCCTGTGCTTCATGCTCATACAGATACTCAATCTTCATACCGGTTACACGCTCGGCCTTGAGCCGCAGCTTCTCGTAGGCATAATCGGTATCAACTTCTTTCTCCATGCGCGTGATCTCGTCATTATTTTCCTGAAGTGCAACAAAGAACTTCTTCATGCGCTCTGGTCCGAAACCGTAGGCATCTGCCACCGAGCAGACCGCCAGCCAGAGTGCTTTCTGTGTTGCCATATCAGCACGCAGCTGCACGGTGGCGTCATCTGCCGCTTCCTGTACCGCCTCGCGGATCATGCGCTTGCGTGCCAGCATATCCGCGTAGTTCATGCCCCGCGGCTTGCCGGAGTGCTTTTTCTTAGTCTTTGCCATGAGTTACTCCTCCTTTTTCCCGTTCACGTAGCTGCTTGTCCCGGATCAGCCGTGTTACCCTGTGACCGAGCACAGACGGCAGACAGATATTATCACCAAAGGCACCGGCGTACCACAGCGGGCAGGCCGTGGCGCAGGTGCTGCTGCGGGTCTTGTAGCACACACCCTCGTCTGTTTCCAGATCTTCCAGCAGGTCGTGCAGCAGTATCAGTTCTCTGTCGGTCATAATCAGCTGCCGCCTTTCCGCTTGGTGCGTGCATCTTTGCTGATGTGCTGCTCCGCATACAGCAGGCTTTCCGGCATGGTGTAATACGCCTGTCCGCCTGCGATGGCGCAGAGCAGTTCGCCCAGCACCTTTTGCGCTTCCCGCAGATCACGATACCGCGCCACAGTTACTACCTTGGCGTTCTTGTCATAGCTTGCGACGATGAGCGCCGCATCCGGCTTTTCCGAGATGCAAAAGCGCTCCACAAAGTCCGAGTTGATAATCTGTTTCTTATCACCAGTCAGAATGTACATCATTGCACCTCCGGCAACTGCGGCAGCGGTCGCCAGAACAGCACATCTGTTCCGGCTTTCAGCCCGCCGACAAAATACGGCTGCTCGTCCCAGGTACGCAGCGTTTCCACTCTTGCACGTCCCCACTTGTTGTACGTCAGCACCGGCACACCGCGCTCCGGCAGGCGCTCCTTTGGGTTGATCCAGCCGTTCTGCTCGATCAGTTTGGTCACCGCCTCGCGGATCAGGGCGCAGCCATGCACGCCACAGTTATGCTCATGCCCGCAGCCGAGGCAGGCCAGCGAACCGGTCTGCACTTTCAGCCGTCCGAGGGCCTTGATGAGCTCATCGGTTTTCATATGTGTCCGCTCCTTCCCCATAAAACAAACTGATTTGATCTGCAAATTTGCTAAACCGCTTTTCGGCAGCATCGAAATATGTCCGGTCGATTTCAAAACCTGTGAAATCCAGTCCAGCCTTATATGCCGCGATCCGGCTGCTGCCGCTCCCTAAATGGGTATCCAGCACGCGCATACCCGGCGACGCATAACGCTGAAACAGCCAGTCATACAGCGCAACCGGCTTTTGTGTCGGGTGAATACGCACCTCATTGAGTGCCTTATTCCCTTGCTGAATATGCCCCTCCGCAACGCTTTTCCCCTGCAGCATACCGCTCCACATATACCGAAACAGACGCACGCTGGTAAACAGGTCAGTGGCGGCAATCTCGCAATCCGAGAAACTCGAGCTTTGGTTGCATTTGTCCCACACAATCCGGCCGGGCGCAAAATCATAGCTGAAATAATTGCAGCCCCAAATGATGTAGTGCTTTGACACTCGCCGCAATTCGTCAAAGTATGCCTTTCCCGGCACTTTCCATGCTGCTGATACAGGGTAATAATTGGGCCGCACTCTGGTTCGGCTTACGTTGGAGCCGTAATAGTGGCGGCGTTCCGGTCCGCTATAGTACGGAGGGTCTACCACAGCGAGATCGAAACAGCCGTCTTGGAACTGCGCCATTCCCTCCATGCAATCCATGCAGTAGCAATGGTTGGTTTCAAGCATGGCCGTTGCTCTCCCGCTCCAGCAGCTCCTTCCGCAGCTCCTTGAGCTTGTCCGTCAGCAGACTTTCGGCCTTGCTCCCGGCTTTCAGCTTGCCGCCCTTGTCGCAGAGATTGAAACGCGGACGGTTGACATTGCCCATGCCCATACTGCCGCCCGGAAAGAAATCGTCGCCCTCATACCAGCTGGCCGTAAAGAACGAGCCATCCGGCAGATCGAGCCGGTACACGCTAAGCCCGATTTCGGGCGCCTTGTGCCAAATGCCCCAGTTCCGCCAGTCGGCCAGGACGGCCTTGCGCTTGCTCTCGTTGGTAAGGGCGAGAATGTCCTTACCTGTCAGTTCCAGCATCATACCTCATTGCCTCCCATCCGCAACAGCTCTGCGACCACGCACTCCGAGCAATGCAGCTCGATGAGGTCGCGCTGATCCTTGACTTCACTCGGCCAGCGGCAGTATTCATCGCAGAACGCCTCTGCGACCTTGTTTGCCCGCTGCTCCCAGCAGGCCGGATGAAACACGGGTGCAGTCCGCACACCCTGTCCGCAGAATTTACATTTTGCCATTGTGCTCCTCCCGATTCACGCTCGCCGCCGGCGAAAAACCATCCGGATACCGCCGTTCCAGCTTCTCGATGTTTGCCTGCATGATGTACTCCAACGGCACGTTCATCAGTTCAGCCATCAAAGTCACATACCACAGCACGTCGCCCAGCTCTTCGATAATTTTGGACGGCTGCCACGGATGCCCCTGATACAT